CTCACCCGTGGAGAACTCCTTAATCACCAACCCTCAGGAGGGTGAAATGTCGACTGAAAATGATGAAATCATTAACTCCCTGATACGCCAGATTAATAATTTTGATAAAGCATTGCAACATGCTGCGGCGCGTAGTGATATAACTCTTTTAGCAATTTCATTTCTTGCATCTGTTATGGATAAAAATGAAGTCGTACGACAGAGTCTTGTTGATTATATCGACTCGCTTCAACCCGGCACTTTCAATCATGAGAGCTTCAATCATGAGAAAGAGCATGTTAAGTCTGTAATTAATTCTCTTATTTTGAATCAAAAGAATTAATGCTTTTTGTTGCAAAGTAATTTTCAAGGGGTTCTATTCGAATCCCTTTCTTTTTCATTAACAAGCCAAACCCCTTATCAATGATGTCCATTAGATCCAGGAAGTATTTTTCATGTAAATCCTGGTTATCAGAGAGCTGCTTCTCTTCGTACAGCCCGATAAAGGCTCGGCGTACGTTACCGGATATATTGTCGATGGTTTCTTTTTCTACGGTACTCAGGTCAAGAGTCGCCAGTTGAGAGCGAACCACATTCGATGCCATTTCCTGGAATGGTACTGGTAAATCTTTAAATTCCATCGTCAACCTCATCAGTCAGTGTTTCTGGTTAACCAGCGACGCGCGCCAGCTTCAGTTTTAAACGTTTTGCTTCTGGTATACGTCATCGCGGTGAACGTACCGTCCTGGTTGGGGAACACGCCACATACCAGAGATTCGCTGTTGCCAAGATCGATAGTATCCATGCTGACCTCATTTCCCCTTAACGCCGGGGTAGCGGAACAAAAACCTGCTGCATAGTTATTAAAGTTGAACCCTGCCGTCATGTTCTTACGCCTCGGGCTGGCTACTTAACCCCTGACCACTGCCTGGTAACTCGAAGTATTGCCCTGCATTCTGTGGGGCGGGGTGGGTTGGTATGAAAAGAAGGATACCCATAGGTATTTAAAAAGTAAATACCCATGGGTAAATTTTTGCGGTGTCTTAACTGGTGACTAGTTGTTTGGTGAGCTATGATGCGTTTTGTGCTTTCTTTTTACGGATTTCTTCGTAGATCATATTGTAATACTGTTTTTTCTCTTCAAGAGTTTTTAATAATTTATCCGCTTCACTTTCTGGCAGTTCGTCTAAGAGATCTAAAAAAATACGTTGTCGTGGCGTTAGAACCCTTGTTTCATAACTGGAGGCTGTGTTCGTTGATGATGAAACGATACCATCCATCCATCCCCGGGGTAACCCAAAGGACTCTTCGATAATCTCCACCATATCATCAGCGATCCGTTTTTTTCCCTTTTTCCCCTCTGGGTACAACATTCTTGATACATAAGAAGGCTCGCGCCCGATCTTTCTGGCCACGTTAACCGCTTTACCATCGCATTTCTCATCACGAATTTTGATGAGTTGCTGTCGTCTAAATTCATATTTGTCCATAGGTAAATAATAGATGCGATTACCGCAAGGTAAACAACCTGTGGGTATTGACTTTTGTTTACCTGTGGGTATTCTTTGCTGTGTTTACTAAGGAGTAGCTATGGAAGAATTAAGAATATTTCTCAATTCTCTTTCGTCAGATGAACAGCGTATGTTTGCATGCGAGTGTGGTACCAGCATCGGTTATCTAAGAAAGGCATTGAGTAAAGGTCAAGTGTTAGGGGCATCGTTATGTGTCCTTATTGAGCGAGCCAGTAATGGTGAAGTTACACGTCAGCAACTAAGGCCTTTTGATTGGATGAATATTTGGCCCGAGCTGGAAGATACCAAAACGTTAACACAACCACTTTCTAGGAGCTTGATTCATGAAAATCAAGCATGAACACATCCGCATGGCGATGAATGCCTGGGCGCGTCCTGATGGCGAAAAAGTTCCAGCAGCTGGAATAACCCAGGCTTATTTTGAGTTGGGTATGACGTTCCCGGAACTGTATGACGACAGCCATCCGGAAGCCCTGGCTCGCAATACCCAGAAAATTTTCCGCTGGGTAGAGAAAGACACCCCTGATGCTGTTGAAAAAATGCAGGCTCTGTTACCGGCGATCGAAAAGGCGATGCCGCCTTTGCTGGTGGCCCGTATGCGCAGCCACAGTTCTGAATATTACCGTGAGATCGTCGAACGGAGGGATCGGCTGGTGAAGGATGTCGATGATTTTGTTGCGTCAGCGGTTGTTTTGTATGACCAGATGAATCGCGGCGGCCCGGCAGGGAATGCTGTGGTGATGCACTAAAAGCACGGTGTTCGGGGGTTTTATGAGCAGCAAGCTTCATGGTCTTGTCTGGGAAGGGTGCGCCTTCACCGGCATGATCTTATCCAGGGTGGCGGTTATGGCCCGTCTTGCAGACTACAGCAATGACGAGGGCGTGTCATGGCCTGCCATTGAAACTATCCGGCGTCAGATCGGTGCAAGAAGTGAATCCACAGTGAAATCGGCTATTGCAGAACTGGCGAAAGAGGGCTGGCTGACGAAGGAAGAGCGTAAGGTCGGTGGGCGTAATGTAAGCAATATCTATCGGCTTAATGTGGAAAAACTCGAAGCAGCTGCGGCGGCGGCGCGTGAGTCATATAAACCGAAAAGAAAAATTAGCCCGGCAAAAAATGACCCGTTAACAGTTGACCCGTCAAATATTGCCCCCTCAACGGTTGACCCGTCAAATTTTGATGGATCAACTGTTGATAAAAAACTGCCGATTAGGGGGGCGATGATTGACCCCGATCCGTCAGTATTAAAACCTGATCCGTCAGATAAAAGATCTTCTTGTCCGGACGCTTCGCAACCGGACCCGCAGACGGCTGAACAGGATTTTTTAACCCGACACCCTGACGCGGTTGTGTTCAGTGCGAAAAAACGCCAGTGGGGAAGTCAGGAAGATTTGGTGTGCGCACAGTGGATCTGGGGACGAATCGTGAGTCTTTACGAGCAGGCGGCCAGCTATGATGGCGAGATCACTAGACCGAAAGAACCCAACTGGACAGCATGGGCCAATGACGTTCGCACAATGCGGATGCTGGATGGCAGAACTCACAGACAAATTTGTGAAATGTTTGGGCGTCTCCAGCGGGATTCGTTCTGGGTAAAAAACATCATGAGTCCGGCAAAACTCCGGGAAAAATGGGATGAACTGGTTATCCGCCTGGGGCGTTCGCCTGCGCAGCGTTGCGTGAATCACATTTCTGAACCGGACACTGAAATACCGCCGGGATTCAGGGGGTGACGTGTCATGAAAAACATTGCGGCAGTTGGGGTTCTTGAACGTATTCGCAGACTTGCACCACAGGGGTCGGTTCCACCGTACCGGACGGTGGAGGAGTGGCGGGAATGGCAACTTGCTGAAGGACGAAAACGCAGCGAGGAGATTAACCGCCAGAATCGCCAGTTGCGGGTGGAAAAAATCCTGAATCGTTCGGGCATCCAGCCTCTGCACAGCAAATGCTCGTTTGCAAATTATCAGGTGCAGAACGACGGGCAAAAATACGCGCTGAGCCAGGCCAAATCCATAGCTGACGAACTGATGACCGGGTGCACGAATTTTGTGTTCAGCGGTAAAACCGGCACCGGGAAAAATCACCTTGCAGCGGCGATGGGCAACCGGCTGATGGTGAAGGGGCGCAGCGTGATTATCGTCACCGTGTCTGACGTCATGAGCGTGTTGCATGACAGCTACGACAACGGCAAATCCGGGGAAAAATTTTTACAGGAGCTTTGCGGGGTTGATTTGCTGGTCCTGGATGAAATAGGCGTTCAGCGGGAGACGAAAAACGAGCAGGTGGTATTGCACCAGATAATTGATCGCCGGACAGCATCACTGTGCAGTGTCGGGATGTTAACAAACCTGAATCATGCCGCAATGAGTACGCTTCTTGGTGAGAGGATTATGGACCGCATGACCATGAACGGTGGTCGATGGGTGACGTTTAACTGGGATAGCTGGCGTCCAAATGTCAGCAATATGAGGGTTGTGAAGTAATTTTGTCCGGAGGAAATTTTAATGGAAACCGTATCTGACGCACTGAAAGCACTGAAAAAAGCCTCTTCACATGTGGTGGCAGCTCGCCTTGGAATCAGTCGTGAAGAGGCTGTCAACGAGCTGTGGGAACTCAAAAGAAAAGGCGTCGTTGATAAAACTGGTCACACCTGGTTTCTGGCTGGCGAAGGTGAATCCCGGGTAACCGAAGAGCGGCCAGTAAAATCTGAAGCACAGGATATGCTGACCGGGGAGGTCGAACAAAAAGTTACCGCAGACATGATGATTGAGTTTATCGGTCAGGATGGGGCTAAAACGTGTGAGGAACTGGCGGGTAAGTTCAGTGTCAGTACTCGCAAGGTTGCTTCCACGCTGGCGGTGGTAACCGCAACGGGGCGGCTGGCACGCGTTAATCAGAACGGTAAATTTCGTTACTGCATGCCGGGCGATAATTTACCAGCAGAGCCGAAAGCCGCGCTGGTAACGGAAAGTGATGGTAAGGCCTTTCCTCAGCCAGCAGGTGCTGCGTTACCAGTCCGGGAAGCCGCAACACAGGAAGAAATTAAAACAGAAACTGTGGCGGACATTGTGCAGCCGTTGCCATCGTTTACCGAAACGCAAGCAGATGAGCTGATTTTTCCGTCCCTTCGCAGGGCAAACCTGGCGCTGCGCAGGGCGAAAAGTGATGTTCAGAAGTGGGAGCGAGTCTGCGCCGCGCTGCGGGAGCTGAACAAGCACCGGGATATTGTTCGACAGATTACTGATTCTTCCCGCCGTGTTGTATCGGAAAAGTGATTGCCGGAGGCGCTTATGGCAAAAGTATTTACACAAGAAGAGCGGGAAAAAATTAAAGGGCAGGTTGTTGAACTTGTACGTCTGAGCGGTCGCGAGACGTTGCGGCAACTGGAAGCCAGGACAGGTGCGACAAGATATCTGATGAGTGTTCTCGCCAGAGAGCTGGTTGCCAGTGGCGATGTATACAACTCTGGTTACGGGTTATTCCCGTCTGAACAGGCGCGTAAGGACTGGCAAAATGCTCGCAAAAAACTCTCAAGGGCAAAGGTGAAGAAACCTGCAGTGGTTGATCCGGACCTTATCTGGTCGTTACCAGACGGCGAAATACGCCGCTACGACAGGCGCCTGAATATAATCTGTCGCGAGTGCCGGAAGAGCGAAGCTATGCAGCGTGTACTGGCATTTTATCAAGGAAATGTTAGGTATTTTAGACGTTACTAGATTAAAGAGCATTAGTTCAGATGTGAATTGACATTTTCATGGCGCAGGGTAGAGCCAGCGTGGTTGTCCGCTTTGCGTCAAAACCAGATATTACCAGATTTAGACATATATTCCCGATAGACCTGCTCTGATGCTACACTCTGTGCTATTTTCATGACCCCAATAAAAATATTTATGACTATTGCTGATTTCAAACGGCCTAAATTGGAGCTCCCAAACGGGGCAAACAAACTACTACTGCACTCTTGCTGTGCTCCATGTTCCGGTGAAGTGATGGAGGCGCTTCAGGCCTCGGGAATCGACTACACCATCTTTTTCTACAACCCGAACATTCATCCTCAGAAAGAGTATTTAATTCGTAAGGATGAAAATATTCGCTTTGCTGAACAACACGGCGTGCCGTTTATCGATGCTGATTACGACACCGACAACTGGTTTGAACGTGCCAAAGGAATGGAATGGGAGCCTGAGAGGGGGATCCGTTGTACCATGTGTTTTGACATGCGTTTTGAGCGGACAGCGTTGTACGCTGCTGAAAATGGTTTCAGTGTGATCAGCAGTTCACTGGGCATTTCACGCTGGAAAAATATGCAGCAGGTTAACGAGTGTGGGCGGCGAGCTGTTGCGCATTATCCGGGTATGGTGTACTGGGATTATAACTGGCGCAAGCAGGGCGGCTCGTCCCGTATGATTGAAATCAGCAAGCGCGAAAAATTCTATCAGCAGGAATATTGTGGCTGTGTGTATTCTCTGCGCGATACCAATCTACACCGCAAATCTCAGGGACGCCCTCTTATCAAAATTGGCCAACTCCACTACGGAAAAGAAGAGAAGGAGTGATTTTATGGATCACCTTTCTGATTGATTTCATATTGGCGAGGTGACGTGAGTTAAGTAGAATGGCTGCGGGTGCTTGAGGCTATCTGTCTCAGGCATGAACACTGAAAGGCAGATAGAGAAAAGCCCCAGTTAACATTTCGCGTCCTGCAAGACGCTTAACATTAATCTGAGGCCCAATCTATGTCTCACAAATGTAGGTTAGCCTCTTACGTGCCGAAAGGCAAGGGGAAGCAGGCTATGAAGCAGCAAAAGGCGATGTTAATCGCCCTGATCGTCATCTGTTTAACCGTCATAGTGACGGCACTGGTAACGAGGAAAGACCTCTGCGAGGTACGACTCCGAACCGGCCAGACGGAGGTCGCTGTCTTCACAGCTTACGAACCTGAGGAGTAAGAGACCTGGCGGGGGAGAAATCCCTCGCCACCTCTGATGTGTCAGGCATCCTCAACGCACCCGCACTTAACCCGCTTCGGCGGGTTTTGTTTTTTTCTGGCATTCTGGTTTACAATTCGCACGTCAGCCTGAACACCTGACACCTGCTGCGCCAGCAGAGAAAACAGATGGCGCACAAAACCAAATTTCACAATTCTGATACCGACCTTGCCATCCGGCATGGGCGGCGTTCACACGCATTTAAAACCGACTGGTACCAACACCCACCATGTACTGAAGAACAGGCCGAATGGCTAATTCATAACTACCGCAGACGCGGATACGAGATTAAGAAAGCCCTCAGCCTCGATTATCGTCACTGGATAATCTCCGTCAGGCTTCCTTACTCTGAACGCCCACCGCGTCCGTCCCGCACATTCCAGCAACGCATCTGGAGGTAACGTGCGGGTATTACTTCGACCTGTTCTGGTACCGGAACTCGGGCTGGTGATCGTTAAGCCGGGCCGTGAATCCATGCCGGTATTCCACAATACCCGGGTACTGGTGGAGCCGGAACCGAAAAGCATGCGTAATCTGCCGTCCGGGGTCGTTCCTGCCGTTCGCCAGCCGCTGGCGGAGGATAAATCATTACTGCCATTTTTCAGCGACGAACGAGTGATTCGTGCTGCTGGTGGCGCTGGCGCATTGTCTGACTGGTTACTGCGCCATGTTAAATCCTGCCAGTGGCCACACGGCGATTATCACCACAGTGAAACCGTCATTCACCGTTATGGTACCGGCGCAATGGTGTTGTGCTGGCACTGCGACAACCAGCTGCGCGACCAGACCTCCGAATCACTCGGGCAACTTGCTCACCAAAACCTGTCTGCATGGATGATTGACGTCATACGCCATGCAATGAATGGCTCGCAGGAACGGGAATTATCGCTGGCTGAATTATCCTGGTGGGCGGTCCGCAATCAGGTGGCGGACGCGCTACCGGAAGCGGTATTACGTCGTTCGCTGGGGTTGCGTGCGGAAAAAATCCGCTCAATGTACCGTGAAAGCGACATCGTACCGGGAGAGCAGACCGCCACCAGCATACTGAAGCAGCGCACAAAAAATCTTGCGCCGCTGCCTCACGCCCACCAGCAAAACCCGCCACAGGAAAAGACGGTGGTCAGCATTGCTGTTGATCCGGAGTCTCCGGAATCTTTAATGAAGCGACCTAAACGTCGCCGTTGGGTAAATGAGAAATATACGCGCTGGGTAAAGACACAGCCGTGTGCGTGTTGTGGTAAGCCAGCCGACGATCCCCATCACCTGATTGGTCATGGTCAGGGCGGAATAGGGACAAAAGCCCACGATATTTTCACGCTACCGTTGTGTCGGGAGCATCACAACGAACTTCATGCTGATCCGCTGGCATTTGAAGAAAAGCATGGTTCCCAGATTGATTTAATTTTTCGTTTTCTTGATCGCGCCTTTGCAACCGGCGTGCTCGGGTAAAAGAGGTTACTGATGCGTATAGAGTTTGTTTTGCCTTACCCGCCGACGGTGAACACCTACTGGCGTCGTCGTGGCAGCACATATTTTGTATCAAAAGCCGGTGAGCGTTATCGCCGGGATGTGGCACTTATTGTCCGCCAGCAGCGGCTGAAATTAAACCTGTCCGGAAGGCTGGCAATAAAAATTACTGCAGAGCCACCGGATAAGCGCCGTCGTGACCTGGACAATATTCTGAAAGCACCACTGGATGCACTGACGCATGCGGGGCTTCTCATAGACGACGAGCAGTTTGATGAAATCAATATTGTGCGCGGTCAGGTCGTTCCCGGTGGGCGGTTGGGCGTGAAAATTTACGAAATAATGCATGACGGGCAGGTCAAAAAATGAAGCTGGAAGATTTACCGAAATACTATTCCCCGAAATCGCCTGGCCTGACCGATGCGTCCGCCTCGACATCAAAAGATGCGCTGAGTATCACTGATGTGATGGCCGCGCAGGGCATGACACAAAATCGGGCTGAGATGGGTTTTTCTGCGTTCCTTGGGAAAATGGGCATTAGTATGAATGACAGAGAGCGGGCAACAGAATTGCTGACAGAATATGCACTCAGTCGGTGTGATCGCGTGGCGGCGTTAAGAAAACTCCCGGCAGAAATAAAACCGGTAGTGATGCGCATTATGGCTTCGTACGCTTTTGAGGATTATGCCCGCAGCGCAGCGAGTAAAAAGCAGTGCCCTTGTTGCTATGGGGAAAAATTTATTGAAAGCGTAGTTTTTACAAACAAGGTCCAGTATCCGGATGGTAAGCCGCCGGTATGGGCAAAGTGTACGAAAGGTGTGTATCCGTCTTACTGGGAAGAATGGAAAAAAGTCAGGGAGGTGGTAAAAGTTGCCTGTCCGGAGTGTGGCGGAAAGGGTGAGGTTTCCACCGCCTGTAAGGATTGCCGTGGGCGTGGTGTCGCCATTCATCGTGAAGAGTCGGTAAAACGTGGTATGCCTGTTATCAGAGACTGCCAGCGTTGTGGTGGTCGTGGCTGTGAAAGACTACCATCAACGGAGGCATTTAATGCCATATGCAAAGTGACGAGTGCTATCACGCTTGATACGTGGAAAAAATCAGTGAAACGCTTTTACGATACGTTGGTGGTTCGGTTTGACATTGAAGAGGCATGGGCGGAGCGGCAGTTAAAGAGGGTAACGCGATAGTGTTGTTGATTTTTCCCGAATCTGTGGTAAATTTGCTCTAACGATGGGCGTTTTATGCCTGACGTTAGAAGATTTTTTACACCCCGCCGCCTGGCGGGTTTTTTTATGACTGAAATCGCGTCAGTACAGTAAACGCGCTGGTGGCGGTGAATACCTGTCTTTCAGCTTGCTGGCTTTTTCGACAAGAGTTATTGGTGTGTCACGTTAACCGGAAAAGGGAAAAAGACATGCTAAAACAGCAGGATATGACAGAAACCGCCAGAGTAGTGTTTAATGAATTAAGCGTTACCGAACCGGCGACAGTCGGGGAGATTGCACAGAATACTTACCTTTCACGCGAACGCTGCCAGTTAATACTGACCCAGCTGGTTATGGCGGGTCTGGCAGACTATCAGTTCGGTTGTTACAGACGCCTTCCGCAGTGAAGGCTTTTTTATTTGTGGTAAATGGGCGGCTGGTGGGTGTTAGGGGCACCCACCAGCCATCTGCTCATGCGTTGGGTTCACAAGCAAACCTCAGGCCCACTGCTTTGCGCAAAAGCAGAATGAGCCTATCAGAGACAGGCTTAATGATCCATGCTTAATACTGTAAAAATATCCAGTTGTGAGTTAATCAACGCCGACTGCCTGGAATTTATCCGGTCGTTACCCGAAAATTCTGTTGACCTGATAGTCACGGACCCGCCGTACTTTAAAGTGAAGCCTGAGGGCTGGGATAACCAGTGGAAGGGCGACGATGATTACCTGAAGTGGCTGGACCAGTGTCTGGCGCAGTTCTGGCGGGTGCTGAAACCTGCCGGAAGTCTTTACCTGTTCTGTGGTCATCGCCTGGCATCTGATATCGAAATCATGATGCGTGAACGCTTCAGTGTGCTGAACCATATTATCTGGGCGAAGCCGTCCGGACGCTGGAACGGATGCAACAAGGAAAGCCTGCGGGCGTATTTCCCCGCCACAGAGCGCATTCTGTTCGCGGAACATTATCAGGGGCCGTATCGTCCGAAAGATGCCGGGTATGCGGCGAAGGGCAGTGCACTGAAACAGCATGTGATGGCCCCGCTGATTTCTTACTTTCGTGATGCGCGCGCGGCCCTGGGGATAACGGCAAAACAGATTGCAGATGCCACAGGAAAGAAAAACATGGTGTCGCACTGGTTCAGTGCCAGTCAGTGGCAGCTACCGAACGAAAGCGATTATCTGAAATTACAGTCGCTGTTTGCCCGGGTGGCAGAAGAGAAACATCAGCGCGGTGAACTGGAAAAGCCCCACCACCAGCTGGTGGATACGTATACGTCACTGAACCGGCAGTATGTGGAGCTGCAGAGTGAATATAAGCATCTGCGGCGGTATTTGGGTGTGACGGCGCAGGTGCCGTACACGGATGTGTGGACACATAAACCGGTGCAGTTCTATCCCGGGAAACATCCGTGCGAAAAACCGGCAGAAATGCTGCAGCAGATAATCAGCGCAAGCAGTCGTCCGGGTGACCTGGTTGCAGATTTTTTTATGGGCTCAGGTTCAACGGTAAAAGCGGCGATGGCACTGGGGCGTCGTGCGATTGGTGTTGAGCTGGAGACCGGACGTTTTGAGCAGACAGTCAGGGAAGTTCAGGATTTAATCGTTTGAAACGGATGAGATTGCAGAATTAATTACGCACCATTATTATTCTGCTCCCGGCCCTTTAGCTCAGTGGTGAGAGCGAGCGACTCATAATCGCCAGGTCGCTGGTTCAAATCCAGCAAGGGCCACCATCACATACCGCCATTAGCTCATCAGGAAAGAGCGCCAGCCTTCGAAGCTGGTTGCGCGGAGTTCGGGTCCCCGAAGGCGGTCCATTATCTGTATCCTGCGTTGTTAGCTCAGCCGGACAGAGCAATTGCCTTCTAAGCAATCGGTCACTGGTTCGAATCCAGTACAACGCGCCACACTTATTTTCCCTGGCTCGCTTTTGCGGGCTTTTTTTTAAATGTCTCACAATTCAGGCGGTTGACTGTTGTCTGGTTTGCGGGGAGTTTGTTAAAAGAAACTGGCATGGTGAATCCCCCTGTGCGGAGGGGCAATCAGCGAGTAGGTATATGGGATAATCGCGGATTCAGGTGCTGGTACTGAATTCACCGGGAGGCACCCGGCACCATGCAATGGCACATAGCGCCACTCTCCAGCCCCTCTCCGGAGGGGCTTTTCTGTGCCGGATACATCACAGTTTCTGGAACCTTAGGTACTACAGTATCAGTCAGGGTGCTATATTTTCAGATGTGATGAAAGCCTGTCAGCAGGCAGGGCGTATCGGAAATGACCCAGTAGAGAAAACGTTGACTCAGATACCGGTGCTGAGTTACCGGGAAACCGGCATCACATGACCGCTATCCTTCCAGGCCCATCCGCTCCGGTGGGCCTTTTTACTGCAGAAAACAGGTTCCCCGTTAAATGCTATGTTGCTCACAATTCAGTAAGTTGACAGTTGCCTGTCAGACTGGGCATTTGTTAAAAAAATTTCGCATGGTGAATCCCCCTGAGCGGAGGGGCGACTGGTGACGGTATAATCTCTGATTATCAAAACGAGAATGACGCGGGTTTAGTGGCACCGGGCTGAACTCACCGGGAGGCACCCGGCACCATGTGCATGATGATACAGATACGCGGCTTTAGCCCCTCTCCGGAGGGGTTTTCTTGTGGGCAAAAAAAGCCCGCGCTGGGAGACGCGGGCGGCAAGGAATAAACAATAAAACGTGAAGTAATATTTCAGCTGGCGAATAATACCCCATAGTAATCACTCTGCGCAACTGCGCGGTCTTTTTCGAATTGCGGGCTGTCGTCTCTCTTCTGCCATTGTCCTGTAACTTCCGGACTTCAGCCCGCTCCTTATTTTACTCACAATATTATCCCGGCCGGGAGGATTCATGGCATTTAAACACTATGACGTGGTCAGGGCGGTATCGCCGTCAGACCTTGCGAAACGACTGACACAAAAACTGAAGGAGGGCTGGCAGCCGTTTGGTAGTCCGGTGGCCATAACCCCTTATACCCTGATGCAGGCGATTGCAGCAGAAGGTGATGTGGTGGTCAGTGGTGCAACTGAGCCGGATTGGTACTACGTCATCGTACTGGCCGGGCAGTCCAATGCCATGGCTTACGGTGAAGGGCTTCCGCTGCCGGATTCATACGATGCGCCCCATCCGCGCATTAAGCAACTGGCCCGTCGTAACACTGTGACTCCCGGTGGTGAAGTATGCGTATTTAACGACATCATTCCTGCTGACCATTGTCTGCATGATGTTCAGGATATGAGTACGATTAACCATCCCCGGGCTGACCTGAGCAAAGGGCAGTACGGCTGTGTCGGACAGGGCTTACATATTGCCAAAAAACTGCTTCCGTATATCCCTAATAACGCGGGGATCCTGCTGGTACCATGCTGTCGTGGTGGTTCGGCATTCACCCAGGGCACGGAGGGGACATTCAGCGAGTCCACGGGGGCCAGTCAGGATTCGGCTCGCTGGGGAGTGGGTAAGCCGTTATATCAGGATCTGCTTTTCCGCACGAAGGCAGCATTGCAGAAAAACCCGAAAAACGTTTTGCTGGCGATATGCTGGATGCAGGGGGAATTCGATATGACGAATGCCAGTTACGCCCAGCAGCCAGCAGCATTTCTTGCAATGGTACAGCAGTTCCGTGCTGACCTTGCCGGGCTGGCGGCGCAGTGTCACGGTGGAAGTCCGGCATCAGTCCCCTGGATTTGTGGCGACACGACATACGCGTGGAAACAAGAACACGGTACGCAATATGAAGTGGTATATGGTGCATATAAAGGTAAAGAATCCCAGCAGATTTATTTTGTTCCCTTTATGACCGATGGTAGCGGAGTTAATACACCGACAAACAACCCGTCAGAAGATCCTGATATTGCCGGGTCTGGTTATTACGGTTCGGCATCCCGAACGAACAAAAACTGGGTATCATCAAATCGCCCGACGCATTTCAGCTCATGGGCGCGTCGTGGCATTATTCCCGATCGTATGGCAACTGCTATTCTGAACGTAGCCGGTCGCACCTTAGCCTTCATTAGTGGTAAGGCACCGGAAATCAAACCCTCGCCCGGCGGCGACACTCCATCGGGGCCGTCTGATGGTGACACATCCGTTCGTACAGTCTCCCTGCTGCCGACAGCCGGAGAGGCTGCTGCGCAGGGCTGGACCATCACCGGCGGCAGTGTTGCGCTGGAAGATGGTGTGTTTAAGGTTACCAAGCAGAGCAATAAAACTTGGTCCCTGATGCATCCGGTGGATGACGCAGTCTCCCTGCTGACACGGGGTGGCAGACTGAGCTGTAAGTTTCGACTGTCAGGCGCACTGACCAACAACCAGTTCGGTCTGGGAATTTATCTGTATACCGATGTAGCGTTACCTGACGTCGTGGCGATGACCGGGACTGGTAACCCGTTCCTGATGTCGTTCTTCACCCAGACCACAGACGGCAAACTGAATCTGATGCATCACAGGAAAGCAGGAAACACAAAGTTGGGCGAGTTCGGGAATTACAGTAACGACTGGCAGACGCTGGAGCTGGTGTTCACCGCCGGCAGTGCCACGGTTACTCCGAAACTGAATGGAGTGGCTGGCCCGGCATTCCAGGTCATAAAAGACAGTCTGGCAGTGGGACTAAATGCACTGACGCTGACGGATATTACCAAAAATGCAACGTATGGCGTTGAGATAGAAAGTCTGGTGCTGGAGATAAATGCACCGGCATCATCATAAAAAGTGAGCCAGTCAAATGGAAGGTATCGTTAAACTCACCGGTAGTGTCAGTGGATCGTCTGAGACGCTTGCATGAGTTATCAGAGCCATCAGTAGTTAACTGGTGGCTTTTTTATTGTTGTCAGCTTCCGGATAACGGGAGACGGGGTATGTACCAGATGGAAAAAATCACAACAGGTGTGTCATACACCACGTCAGCGGTGGGAACGGGCTACTGGTTCCTGCAGTTGCTGGACAGGGTTTCCCCGTCTCAGTGGGCGGCAATAGGCGTGCTGGGGAGTCTGCTGTTTGGGCTGCTGACATATCTGACTAACCTGTATTTCAAAATCAGAGAGGACCGTCGTAAGGCGGCACGGGGAGAGTAATTCAATGACTCAAAACTATGAACTGATTGTGAAAGGGATCCGCAATTTTGAGAATAAAGTTACGGTAACTTTAGCGTTACGGGACAAAAAACGCTTTGACGGTGAAATTTTTGACCTGGACATCTCGCTGGACCGTGTTGAAGGTGCCGCGCTGGAGTTTTATGAGGCAGCAGCCAGAAGGAGCATCAGACAGGTCTTCCTGGATGTTGCTGCCGGGTTATGTGAAGGGGATGAGCAGTCACCGGAAAAGCGCCCCATAATTTTAGAGGCGCAGGGTGTGTGGATAACCTACAAAGGAAAACTGCCGGGAAGAATTACTGGTTCACTGAAGACTCCGCCGAAATGGTAATTTCACCAGCATATTTTTCTTCCAGTAATGCCGCCAGCCACTTGAAAGAATTTTGTTGTTCCTGGGACCATTTGGGGTTGCGTGACTCAAGCAGAAGCGATGCCAGTGTTGGTTGCATTTGTTCTCTGGGAATTGAGAAGGCCAGATATGAAAATGCAACAGTGAGAGCATTTACATCATCCCGAAGCCTGGAAATGCAGTCGAGCAACTCCTGTAGAGAAATGGTGTTATTGTCCATAAATAATCCTCATGATTGTATTGACCTGTTAGCAGCCTGAGGCAACAGGCTGGAACTGATAAACATATCCAGGGCTCAGAAACCGATAAATCCTGATAAATATCCATGAACGCAAAAATCAGATACGGCCTGTCGGCTGCCGTTCTGGCGCTGATTGGTGCAGGGACGTCTGCGCCTGAAATCCTCGACCAGTTTCTTGACGAAAAAGAAGGTAACCACACCACGGCATACCGTGATGGTGCGGGGATCTGGACCATCTGCCGCGGTGCCACCCGAGTGGATGGTAAGCCTGTCGTCCCGGGTATGAAGTTATCGAAGGAAAAGTGCGACCAGGTTAACGCCATTGAACGTGATAAGGCGCTGGAGTGGGTGGAGCGCAATATTAAAGTACCGCTGACCGAACCCCAGAAGGCGGGTATCGCGTCATTTTGTCCTTATAACATTGGCCCCGGTAAGTGTTTCCCGTCTACGTTTTACAGACGGATTAATGCAGGTGATCGAAAAGGTGCCTGCGAAGCGATTCGCTGGTGGATTAAGGACGGTGGCAGAGACTGCCGTATCCGCTCAAATAATTGCTACGGTCAGGTATCCCGGCGAGACCAGGAAAGTGCACTGGCGTGCTGGGGAATTGACAGATAAGCAGAATATTTTGCTGAAAAATGACGTTGGCCAACGCGGGCGGATAACACGAAATCCTGCGAACTGGCAAAAACTAAGTGAATAAAAGTAAAACCCCGTTTGTTGGCCGCAAACGGGGTTTTGTGTTTCTGACCTTGAGTAAGGCAAGGGAGAACATGGGAAAGTATAAACGAATTCTGTTGAGATTGACTATGAAAAACGGCCTTGAACTGAAAGCGCCTGTAACTGATGACGTCAGCAGAGCGCTGGCTTTTGCTATTAAGTGGGTGGCGGTCGGTATTGCTGTGTCTCCGATGCTGTATGGGCTGGCAAAACTGGTCATTGCGTTGAAATCGTGAAGAGGATTAAGCATGTCAGACAAGCTCATAACGCTGGCGAAGATCCTCTGTGTAATCGTCGGCATTTCATTTTCACTAATGCTGGTTGCTATTTGCTTTTCCACTGCCTGGCGCGTCTTAACTTTGTCATGGCTGGTGGGGTGAGGGGGATATGAACCGTGTTCTGTGTGTGGTGATTATTGTCCTGCTGGTAGCCTGTGGTGTGCTTAGTCTGGGGCTGAATCATTACCGCGATAACGCCATTACCTACAAAGCGCAACGCGATAAAAAAGCCAGTGAGCTGAAGCTGGCGAACGTGACAATTACTGATATGCAGGTACGCCAGCGTGATGTCGCTGCACTTGATGCCAGATACTCGAGGGAATTAGCCGATGCGAGAGCTGAAAATGAAACTCTGCGTGCTGATGTTGCCGCTGGTCGTAAGCGCCTGCGCATCAACGCCAACTGTCCAGGCTCCTTGCGTAAAGCCCCCATCACCTCCGGCGTGGATAATGCAACCGGTCCCCGACTGGCAGAAGCCGCTGAACGGGATTATTTCATCCTCAGAGAACGGCTGATGGCAATGCAGAAGCAACTGGAAGGAGCACAGGAATATATCCGTACCCAGTGTATACCGTGATGTTTTGTTATGAAGGTGTTACTGGTAACGTTAAGGTAATTTAACAAAGAGTCAGTTCCGGACTTTATAGTGTGCTCAGTTCATGGACAAAAACGATTTCTGTGATAAATATTTTGAATATTATTTACAGGTAAATGGAGTGGGGCGCATGGATAGAAATATTACAATAGAGTATGAAGTATATGCCCGTATTGTATGGGCAGAGAAGGCAAAAACACGGTAATTCCGTGTGTTGCCATGATACCTGATTGGCAGAATAGTTGTTTGGTTTTGAGTATATAGTCAGCGTTTTTTGTTCAGTAATTGCCCCCTCAAAAAATAATAAAATAAGGTGATTATTTTTGTTTATTATTTAGTTTTTTTTGTGTGTTATTTTGTTGTTTTTGCGTGGTTTGTTTTTTATTGTTATTTCATTAAGGGAAGGTAAATTCAGGATGGCAGTCTGTAGATAATCGGAGGTCACTTATGCTACATGATCACGTGGCAGAATGTCTGGAGAAAAAAGGACTGTACCGGAGAGCAGCTGAACGATGGGCAAAAGTGATGGTACAGCTAAGTGATGACCAGAAAAGAAAAGTGGCGGCACAGAAACGAGCAGAGTGTTTGCGTAAGGCGCGCCGGACTCCGGTTTCACCGGTGAACCTGACCGAAATAAAACAAGCGGTCAACAGACTACATTCTGAGTTGGGAATGGGATTTGAAGAGCGGCGGGTATTCCGACGATATAAAGGGACAGGAGAACAGAATACGTCCGGAAACGCGCGGTCAAAAAAATGCTAAAAAATATCTGAGAGCGTTATTGCCTGTTACCATAAGAAAAAGCGACTTTAGTGGTCGCTTTTTGTGTCATATATAAGTCGTTTAAGTAAACCTGTCTGAACAGGTGCTCTGGTCGTGTTTGTCTTTGTTGGGTACAAATTGAGCATGTTTTTCATTAATTAATCTTCTTCTGCAGGCTTCAATAACCCACGCTGAAAAATTACCTGAACCTTTCTGATCAAGAGCGATGTTAATTTGTTCAATCATTTGGTTAGGAAAGCGGATGTTGCGGGTTGTTTTTCTGCGGGTTCTGTTCTTCGTTGACATGAGGTTGCCCCGTATTCAGTGTCGCTGATTTGTATTGTCTGAAGTTGTTTTTACGTTAAGTTGATGCAGATCAATTAATACGATACCTGCGTCATAATTAATTATTTGACGTGGTTTGATGGCGTAGATGCACGTTGTGACATGTAGATGATAATTATTATCATTTTGCGGGTCCTTTCCGGCGATCCGACAGGTTACGGGGCGGCGACCTCGCGGGTTTTCGCTATTTATGAAAATTTTCCGGGAACCATGTCCGGTTTCTCTGCAAGTTAACTACATAAAAAATATAAAAACAGGTTTTCCGTGAACCGGACATGCGCAAAAAATAGACATATAAACCGGACATGACCGGTTTTGTGCTGATTGTGAGGTAAGAGTTTTTGCGAGGTGAGGAGTGGCTACGCAGACTGAAGTTGCTAGGCATTTGAGTCTGACCGATCGCCAGCTTCGCAGATTGCAGAAATTGCCGGGTGCTCCGGTCTCGAATAAGCGAGGACAACTGGATCTGGATGCCTGGCGTGATTTTTACATATCGTATCTGAGGAGAAGTAAAAACGATGTGCCTGATGGCGATAGCGAAGACGACTATGAAGAAAAGTTACTCATTGCCAGATGGAAGTTGATCGAAGAACAGGCAATCGCCCAGCAATTAAAAAATCAGGCGTCCGAAGGAAAGCTTATTGACACCGGATTCTGTATTTTTGCCCTCAGTAAGCTGGCAATGGCGTTATCCAGTACGCTTGATTCCATCCCTTTATCCATGCAGCGACAGTTTCCTGATTTAACACCGCGCCATCTTGACCATCTGAAAACCCTTATTGCGAAGGGGGCAAATCAGTGTGCGCGGGCAGGGGATAAATTACCGGATTTACTCGATGAATATATCAGAGCAACAACTGAATAATATGATGGCTGCCGTTTCGGTTGCGCTGCAGCCTCTGGTCAGGGTTGTACCAATGACGGCAGTTGAATGGGCTGATCAAAATTATTATCTGCCTAAAGAATCTTCATATGGTGAGGGAGAATGGAAAACGCTGCCATTCCAGATCGCCATTATGAACTGTATGGGTAACGACCAGGTTCGCACGGTTAACCTGATTAAATCTGCCCGTGTTGGCTATACAAAGATGTTGCTGGGGGTGGTCGGGTATTTTATTGAGCATAAATCCCGAAACAGTCTGCTTTTTCAGCCCACGGATTCTGCCGCTGAAGATTTTATGAAGTCTCACGTGGAGGCGACGATTCGGAACGTGCCATGCCTGAAAGACCTTTCCCCATGGCTGGGTCGTAAACATCGTGACAATACTCTCACGCTGAAACGCTTTTCATCGGGCGTCGGTTTCTGGTGCCTGGGCGGCGCTGCCGCCAAAAACTACCGTGAAAAATCCGTGGACGTGGTCTGCTATGACGAACTTTCCTCGTTCGAGCCGGATGTCGAAAAAGAGGGCTCGCCAACCCTGCTGGGGGATAAGCGTATTGAGGGGTCGGTGTGGCCAAAATCCATTCGCGGCTCGACGCCTAAAATCAAAGGCACCTGCCAGATCGAAAAAGCCGCTAACGAGTCGGCGCATTTTATGCGTTTTTATGTGCCCTGCCCGCACTGTGGGGAGGAGCAGTATCTGAAATTTGGCGATGAGTCCACGCCTTTTGGGCTTAAATGGGAGAAGGACAGCCCTGAAAGTGTTTTCTACCTCTGTGAACATCATGGCTGCGTGATCCATCAGTCTGAGCTTGACCAGAGCAACGGGCGGTGGATCTGTGAAAACACGGGCATGTGGACCCGTGACGGTCTGACGTTTTTCAGCGCCCGGGGTGATGAAATTCCGCCGCCGCGCTCCATCATGTTCCATATCTGGACGGCGTACAGTCCGTTCACCACCTGGGTACAGATTGTCTATGACTGGCTGGATGCACTGAAAGATCCCAACGGCCTGAAAACCTTTGTGAACACCACGCTGGGCGAGACCTGGGAAGAGGCCGTGGGCGAAAAACTCGATCACCAGGTACTGATGGATAAGGTGGTGCGTTACACGGCGGCGGTGCCTGCCCGGGTGGTTTATCTGACGGCGGGCATTGACTCGCAGCGAAACCGTTTTGAGATGTATGTCTGGGGATGGGCTCCGGGAGAGGAAGCCTTTCTGGTGGATAAAATCATCATTATGGGGCGTCCTGATGAGGAAGAGACGCTGTTACGTGTGGATGCGGCGATCAACAAAAAATACCGCCATGCGGATGGCACCGAAATGACTATTTCCCGTGTCTGCTGGGACACCGGGGGGATCGATGGTGAAATTGTTTATCAGAGATCAAAAAAACACGGTGTTTTCCGGGTGCTGCCGGTAAAAGGCGCATCTGTCTATGGCAAGCCGGTGATCACCATGCCAAAAACCCGCAATCAGCGGGGCGTGTATCTGTGTGAAGTGGGAACGGATACCGCAAAAGAAATTCTCTATGCCCGTATGAAAGCCGATCCCACGCCTGCGGATGAAGCCACGTCGTATGCCATCCGTTTTCCTGATGATCCGGAGATTTTTTCGCAGACAGAGGCGCAGCAACTGGTGGCGGAAGAGCTGGTGGAGAAGTGGGAAAAAGGAAAGATGCGTCTGCTGTGGGATAACAAAAAGCGGCGTAACGAAGCGCTGGACTGCCTGGTGTATGCCTACGCGGCATTACGTGTGTCCGTGCAACGCTGGCAGCTTGATCTGGCTGTACTGGCAAAATCCCGGGAAGAAGAGACGACCCGGCCAACCCTGAAAGAACTGGCAGCGAAGCTGTCCGGAGGAGTGAATGGTTACAGTCGCTGAACTGCAGGCGCTGCGTCAGGCGCGCCTTGATTTATTAACCGGTAAACGGGTGGTGTCTGTCCAGAAAGATGGTCGCAGAATTGAATATACGGCGGCTTCTCTGGATGAGCTTAACCGGGCGATCAATGATGCGGAGTCGGTACTGGGGACAACCCGACGTCGCCGTCGTCCGCTGGGAGTGAGGTTATGAAACGAACGCCTGTCCTGATTGATGTGAACGGCGTTCCGCTTCGTGAGAGTCTCAGCTACAACGGGGGCGGCGCAGGATTTGGCGGGCAAATGGCGGAGTGGTTGCCACCGGCGCAGAGTGTCGATGCGGCCCTGCTGCCCGCGTTGCGTCTGGGGAATGCCCGGGCAGATGATCTGGTGCGCAATAACGGAATAGCGGCTAATGCGGTGGCCCTGCATAAGGATCACATTGTCGGGCATATGTTTCTGATCAGCTACCGTCCGAACTGGCGCTGGCTGGGGATGCGGGAGACCGCAGCAAAAAGCTTTGTCGATGAGGTGGAGGCGGCCTGGTCGGAATACGCCGAAGGGATGTCTGGCGAGATCGACGTGGAAGGAAAACGCACGTTCACGGAATTTATCCGTGAAGGTGTGGGCGTTCATGCGTTTAACGGCGAAATCTTTGTGCAGCCGGTCTGGGATACGGAAACCACGCAGTTATTCCGTACGCGTTTTAAAGCCGTGAGTCCGAAACGGGTGGACACGCCAGGACACGGTATGGGGAACCGTTTTCTGCGGGCCGGGGTGGAGGTCGATCGATATGGCCGTGCCGTTGCGTACCATATCTGTGAGGATGATTTTCCTCGCTCCGGGAGTGGACGATGGGAACGGATCCCGCGTGAACTTCCCACCGGGCGTCCGGCCATGCTGCATATTTTCGAGCCGGTGGAGGACGGGCAGACCCGTGGGGCCAACCAGTTTTACAGCGTCATGGAACGGCTGAAGATGCTCGATTCCCTGCAGGCAACACAGCTTCAGTCGGCCATTGTGAAGGCAATGTATGCAGCGACGATTGAAAGTGACCTTGATACCGAAAAGGCCTTTGAATATATCGCCGGTGCGCCGCAGGGGCAGAAGGATAATCCGCTTATTAATATTCTGGAGAAGTTCTCCAGCTGGTATGACACGAATAACGTGACGCTGGGTGGTGTCAAAATTCCGCACCTTTTCCCCGGGGATGATCTGAAACTACAGACTGCGCAGGATTCAGACAATGGATTTTCGGCGCTTGAACAGGCGCTGCTGCGGTATATCGCCGCCGGTCTTGGCGTTTCCTACGAACAGTTGTCCCGTGATTACTCGAAGGTCAGTTATTCAAGTGCCAGGGCCTCTGCCAATGAGTCGTGGCGCTATTTTATGGGGCGGCGAAAATTTATTGCGGCCCGGCTGGCCACGCAGATGTTTTCCTGCTGGCTGGAAGAGGCACTTCTTCGGGGGATTATCCGTCCGCCACGGGCGCGTTTTGATTTTTATCAGGCGCGATCAGCCTGGTCACGGGCAGAGTGGATTGGTGCCGGAAGAATGGCCATTGACGGGCTCAAGGAGGTTCAGGAATCGGTGATGCGCATTGAGGCCGGACTGAGCACGTATGAGAAAGAGCTGGCGCTGATGGGCGAGGATTATCAGGACATTTTCCGCCAGCAGGTCAGGGAATCTGCAGAGCGGCAAAAAGCCGGACTCTCACGTCCGGTGTGGATAGCGCAGGCGTATCAGCAGCAGATAGCGGAGAGTCGCAGGCCGGAAGAGGAGACAACACCCCGTGAGACGTAATCTTTCACACATTATTGCCGCAGCATTCAATGAACCGCTGCTTCTGGAGCCCGCCTATGCGCGGGTTTTCTTTTGCGCGCTCGGGCGCGAGATGGGGGCAGCAAGTCTTTCGGTACCACAGCAGCAGGTACAGCTTGATGCTCCCGGAATGCTGGCTGAAACGGACGAGTACATGGCCGGAGGTAAACGACCGGCCCGTGTTTACCGGGTGGTGAACGGTATTGCTGTACTGCCGGTGACCGGCACGCTGGTGCACCGGCTGGGGGGTATGCGGCCATTTTCCGGAATGACAGGCTATGACGGCATTGTCGCCTGTCTTCAGCAGGCAATGGCGGATAGCCAGGTGCGGGGCGTACTGCTGGACATTGACAGTCCGGGCGGGCAGGCCGCCGGCGCGTTTGACTGCGCTGACATGATTTACCGCCTCCGTCAGCAGAAGCCGGTCTGGGCACTGTGCAATGACACGGCCTGTTCTGCAGCCATGCTGCTGGCGTCGGCCTGCTCCCGACGGCTGGTTACCCAGACATCCCGTATCGGCTCCATTGGCGTGATGATGAGCCATGTCAGCTATGCCGGTCATCTGGCGCAGGCCGGTGTGGATATCACGCTGATTTACTCAGGGGCGCACAAGGTGGATGGCAATCAGTTTGAAGCCTTACCGGCAGAGGTTCGCCAGGACATGCAGCAGCGCATTGATGCGGCGCGCCGGATGTTTGCCGAAAAAGTGGCCATGTTTACCGGTCTGTCTGTTGATGCCGTCACGGGAACAGAGGCCGCCGTTTTTGAAGGTCAGTCCGGCATTGATGCCGGGCTGGCGGATGAATTAGTCAATGCGTCGGATGCCATCAGTGTGATGGCCACGGCGCTGAACAGTAATGTCAGAGGAGGCACTATGCCGCAATTAACTGCAACGGAAGCCGCCGCGCAGGAGAACCAGCGAGTGATGGGGATCCTGACATGCCAGGAAGCGAAAGGACGTGAACAGCTTGCCACGATGCTGGCAGGACAACAGGGCATGAGCGTTGAACAGGCCCGGGCGATTCTGGCCGCGGCGGCACCGCAGCAGCCGGTGGCATCCACGCAGAGTGAAGCCGATCGCATTATGGCGTGTGAAGAAGCGAACGGTCGTGAACAACTGGCGGCAACGCTGGCGGCGATGCCGGAGATGACGGTGGAAAAAGCCCGCCCGATCCTGGCTGCTTCACCGCAGGCGGATGCCGGACCCTCACTCCGTGATCAGATCATGGCACTGGATGAGGCAAAAGGGGCTGAGGCGCAGGCTGAACAGCTGGCTGCCTGCCCGGGAATGACTGTGGAGAGCGCCCGGGCTGTGCTGGCTGCGGGATCAGGTAAGGCAGAACCGGTCTCTGCATCCACAACCGCCCTGTTTGAACGCATCATGGCGAACCATTCACCGGCTGCGGTACAGGGTGGCGTGCCACAGACGTCAGCAGACGGTGATGCGGACGTGAAAATGCTCATGGCCATGCCATGAAGTCAGTGCTGACCATCAACAGGAGGTTTTTACAATATGGTAACGAAAAACATCACTGAACAGCGTGCGGAAGTACGTATTTTTGCCGGTAATGATCCGGCTCATACCGCCACAGGCAGCAGCGGGATTTCCTCGGCAACACCGGCACTGACGCCCCTGATGCTGGATGAAGCCAGCGGGAAACTGGTGGTCTGGGACGGACAGAAAGCCGGTAGTGCAGTTGGCATACTGGTACTGCCGCTTGAAGGCACAGAGACGGTACTGACCTATTACAAGTCGGGGACCTTTGCGACGGAGGCAATCCGCTGGCCTGAAAGTGTGGATGAACACAAAAAGGCAAATGCCTTTGCCGGCAGTGCCCTGAGTCACGCGGCGCTGCCGTAACACGTTATCAGGCCACCGCGGTGGCCTGACTGATTTCTGAATGAAAGGAACTGATTTATGGGATTGTTTACGACCCGCCAGTTACTCGGTTATACCGAACAAAAAGTGAAATTTCGTGCGCTGTTTCTGGAGCTGTTTTTCCGCCGTACGGTGAATTTCCATACCGAAGAGGTGATGCTGGACAAAATTACCGGAAAAACGCCGGTGGCGGCCTATGTCTCCCCGGTTGTTGAAGGAAAAGTGCTGCGTCATCGCGGTGGTGAAACCCGCGTGTTACGTCCGGGCTACGTCAAGCCGAAACACGAATTTAATTACCAGCAGGCGGTTGAGCGTCTTCCCGGTGAAGATCCGGCTCAACTGAACGACCCGGCCTACCGTCGTCTGCGTATCATCACCGATAACCTCAAACAGGAAGAGCATGCCATTGTCCAGGTGGAAGAAATGCAGGCGGTGAATGCCGTGCTGTATGGCAAATACACCATGGAAGGGGATCAGTTTGATACTGTCGAGGTGGATTTTGGACGCTCTGAAGGAAATAACATTGAGCAGGCCGACGGTAAAAAATGGTCTGAGCAGGACCGTGATACGTTTGATCCGACGCATGATATTGACCTCTACTGCGATCAGGCCAGCGGTCTTGTGAATATTGCCATTATGGACGGTACTGTCTGGCGTCTGCTGAATGGTTTTAAGCTGTTCCGCGAAAAACTGGATACCCGTCGCGGCTCAAATTCACAACTCGAAACGGCAGTGAAAGACCTGGGGGCGGTGGTGTCTTTCAAAGGGTATTACGGCGATCTGGCCATTGTGGTGGCGAAAACGTCTTATGTGGCAGAGGACGGTACCGAAAAACGTTATCTGCCGGAGGGCACGCTGGTCCTGGGAAATACGGCTGCAGATGGGATCCGTTGTTACGGTGCCATTCAGGATGCGCAGGCGTTGTCCGAAGGTGTGGTGGCTTCTTCCCGTTACCCGAAACACTGGCTGACCGTGGGCGATCCGGCCCGTGAATTTACCATGACGCAGTCCGCACCGCTGATGGTGCTGCCGGATCCGGATGAGTTTGTGGTGGTGCAGGTGAAATAATCCGTGAGCGGGGGCGAAATGCCCCCGTGTCTTTTTTCACAGGGGGCTGATATGGCAACAAAAGAAGAAAATCAGAAACGTCTTCGTCAACTGGCTGGCCTGCTGGGGCGCGAGGCGGATATGTCGGGGAGTGCTGCGGATATTGCGCAACGTGTGTCTGAGTGGGAAGAGGAGCTTGCTGCTTCCCGGGAGGGCATTATGCCTGGTGATGAGAGCGGGCCTGAGCAAAATCACACAGACGATGGTGAGCAGTTGCACAACACTGATGCTACGGATGATGTTAAAGCGGTCCGTGTGCGGAAATGCCTGCATGTGATGGGGTATTGCCCGGAGACAGGCCGTCCCGTTGAACTGACGTACCGGGGCATGCGTGTTCTGGTGCCATCACCACTGGCGACAGCCATGATACAGCACGGAACGGCTGAGCATGCGTGATTTTCAGAATGCCTTTGATGCTGCCCTTGCCGGGGTGGACAGCACGATTGTTGAAGTGATGGGGCTCTGTGCGCAGTTCACCTCGGGGGCACAGTGTGGCAGCGAAGTTCAGGGGGTTTTTGACGATCCGGAGTCGCTGGGGTTTGCCGGTAGCGGGGTCCGTATTGAAGGAAGCTGTCCGTCATTATTTGTGCGGACGGATACGGTGCGTGCCGTGCGGCGTGGTGACACGCTGACCATTAACGGCGAGATGTTCTGGGTGGACCGTGTTTCTCCGGATGACGGAGGGAGTTGTTATCTCTGGCTCAACCGTGGGCAACCACCCGCAGTTAACCGGCGACGATAAACGCAGGGTGAATTATGGCGATAAAAGGGCTTGATCAGGCGATTGAAAATCTGAGCCGGGTTCGTAAAAACGCCATTCCGGCGGCTTCAGCAATGGCCATTAACCGCGTGGCCACAACGGCGATTAATCAGTCTTCGTCACAGGTTGCCCGGGAGACCAGGGTGAGCCGGAAACTGGTAAAGGAACGGTCCAGACTGAAACGGGCCACGGTCAGAAATCCGAATGCCAGAATTATCGTTAACCGCGGTGATCTCCCGGTGATTAAGCTGGGGATCAGGATGCCGGGGCGTCGTCCGGACAGCATACTCAAAGCCGGTCAGCATCGTTATCAGCGGGCATTTATTCAGCGATTAAAAAATGGTCGCTGGCATGTCATGCAGCGTGTGGCCGGGAAAAACCGTTACCCCATTGATGTGGTGAAAATCCCGATGGCGGCCCCACTGAAACAGGCGTTTGATGAGAATGTTGACCGTATCCGGCGTGAACGTCTGCCCGGAGAACTGGCATACGCGCTGAAACAACAACTGAGGATTGCGATAAAACGATGAAACATACTGATATCCGTGCTGCAGTGCTGGATGCACTGGAGCTGCATGAACACGGGGCGACGCTGTTTGATGGTCGCCCCGTTGTTTTTGACGAAGAGGATTTTCCCGCGGTCGCGGTTTATCTGACGGATGCAGAGTATACCGGTGAAGAGCTGGATGCAGATACCTGGCGGGCCACGCTGCATATTGAGGTGTTTTTACCAGCACAGGTACCGGATTCGGAGCTGGATTCGTGGATGGAGTCCCGGATTTATCCGGCGATGACTGCGATCCCGGCACTGGCAGACCTGATTACCACGATGGTTACGCAGGGCTATGAGTATCGTCGTGATGACGATATGGCGTTATGGAGTTCTGCGGATCTGACTTATTCCATTACATACGAGATGTGAGGACGATATGTCAACACCAAATCCCCTTGAGCCGGTAAAAGGTGCCGGTACCACCCTGTGGGTTTATAACGGTCAGGGTGACGCCTATGCAAACCCGTTGTCAGACGATGACTGGCAGCGACTGGCTAAGGTGAAGGATCTGACGCCGGGCGAGATGACGGCAGAACCCTACGATGATAACTACCTGGATGATGAAGACGCGGACTGGACCGCGACCGGGCAGGGGCAGAAGTCTGCAGGAGATACCAGTTTTACGCTGGCCTGGAAACCGGGAGAAGAAGGTCAGAAAGGGCTTATAGGCTGGTTTGAAAGCGGGGATGTGCGGGCCTATAAAATCCGTTTTCCGAACGGCACGGTGGATGTGTTTCGTGGCTGGGTCAGCAGTATCGGTAAGGCCGTGACGGCGAAAGAAGTGATCACCCGCACGGTGAAAGTGACCAACGTGGGCAAACCTTCTGTAGCGGAAGAACGCAGCAAAATTACGCCGGTCACTGCGATTAAGGTGACGCCGACATCCGGTACGGTGGCAAAAGGGAAAACAACCACCCTGACGGTTTCTTTTGAGCCGGAAAGTGCAACCGACAAGACGTTCAGAGCGGTTTCCGCCGATCCGTCGAAAGCCACCATTAGTGTGAAAGATATGACAATTACGGTAAACGGCGTGGCGACAGGTAAGGTGCAGATCCCTGTGGTGAGCGGAAATGGTCAGTTCGCCGCAGTGGCTGAAGTCACCGTTACTGAAGCGGGCGCTGCAGGGTAAACGGAGGTCATACATGTTTCTGAAAACAGAACAATTTGAATATAACGGTGTGTCCGTCACGCTTTCCGAATTGTCTGCGCTGCAGCGTATTGAGCATCTTGCCCTCCTGAAACGGCGTGCAGAACAGGCAGAATCCAGCGGCAACCTGCAGGTAAGCGTGGAAGATCTCGTCAGAACCGGCGCGTTTCTGGTGGCGATGTCCCTGTGGCATAACCATCCGCAGAAAACGGCATCACCGTCAATGAATGAGGCTGTGATGCAGATCGAACAGGAGGTGCTCACCACCTGGCCTGCGGATGCCATTGCCCGGGCGGAAGATGTGGTGTTGCGTCTGTCCGGGATGAGCGGGGCTGTTCATGCGGATACTGACAGCACCGAAGTGGCGAAAAATAACGCGCTGACTGATGATGATTTTTCTGCGGGAAAGTCTTCGACGGCGAGCTGAATTTTGCCCTCAGACTGGCGCGTGAGATGGGGAGGCCTGACTGGCGCGCCATGCTTGCCGGGATGACATCCACCGAATATGCCGACTGGCGACATTTTTACCGCATGCATTATTTTCACGATACCCAGCTGGATATGCATTTTTCCGGGCTGACGTACGCTGTACTCAGCCTGTTTTTTTGCGATCCGGATATGCATCCCTCTGATTTCAGTCTGCTTGTCCCCCGGCATGAGGAAGCGCAGGTGGAGAGGCCGGATGAGGACAAAATGCTGATGCAGAAAGCGGCAGGACTTGCCGGAGGCGTCCGGTTCGGTGGGGACGGAGGGCGCGATATTTTATCGTCTGCGGATGTGGCGGATGTCATGGTGGATGATGCCGCATTAATGATGGCTTCAGCGGGGATTTCCGGAGGTGTGAGATATGTCCCAGCCGGTTGGTGATCTTGTTATTGACCTTAGTCTGGATGCGGTCCGTTTCGATGAGCAGATGAGCCGGGTAAGGCGTCATTTTTCAGGTCTGGATACCGACGCCAGAAAAACCGCCAGTGCTGTTGAACAGGGCCTGAGCCGCCAGGCGCTGGCTGCACAAAAAGCCGGGATTTCCGTCGGGCAGTATAAAGCGGCCATGCGAACCCTGCCCGCACAGTTTACGGATATCGCCACGCAGCTTGCCGGTGGTCAGAATCCCTGGCTGATCCTGCTGCAACAGGGCGGTCAGGTGAAGGACTCCTTCGGCGGGATGATCCCCATGTTCAGGGGG